TGCCTCTATTTATTAAATTACGTAAATTTTGATGAGGGTCGTTAATTCTGTATTTATATCTTAATTCTTTAACAAAATTGTCGTTTCGTGAAATTTTTACATTTGTTCCATATTTTTTTGCAATGTCTTTAAAAAATCCAATGGTATTTTGATGTAGTTCTTTGTACGGATTGATTTTTACTGAATCTTCAAATAATTCCAATTTTGGCAATTCAATGTTAGGAAAATTGATTTCGCTTTTTGGAATTTTAATTACTAAGTATTCATCACTTAGTTGAATAGAAATTTTTTTCGTGTTCATTTTTTTTGGTTTTAATTATGATTGAAAAAGCTATTTTTGATTGATAGATAGAATGGGTGCTTACGTCCGTGCGTTTGTAGTTGATCTTGTTTAAACTCCCTCACACGCTCCCAATACGTTAGATTTTTTTCAGCTAAAAGCTTATGCCGTAAATCACTTGCACGCCTTACTTCCAACGACTTTCCAAGACTTTCTTTTTTCTGCTCTGCGAGTAATTCCTCATTCTTTTTAAGGCCGAACTTTTCACCATAGTAACGCACGGTGGTGTAGTGCATATTGATAAGCTTTGCGATTTCACGGTTACCCGTAGTCGGGTAAAGGTGTTTCAATAGTTCTAATTTTTGATCTTGTGTCATTTCCAATCCTTTCCAGTATCTTTTTTGAATTGTGCCTTGATTTCAGAAGTAATACGGTAATGCGATTCCAACTTCTTGCATAACTCAGGGTCGGTTTCGTGAAGTTCCAAAAGCTTTTCGTACTTTTCAGCCGTGAATGGTTGCAGTTCGTTAGCCTTTGCGAACTTTGGAGCGGCTTCCTTTTTGCTTTGAACCTTGTTAACATCGCCCGTTGTACGTAGGTTGGTAGCACCATTTGCGTCATCGTCTTCTTGGATAACACCGAAGCAAGCAGAAAGGGAGTAACGGCGAGCATAGGTCAGCGCACTTCCGTACCCGTGTGGATCGTTTTTAGGCGCAGGAACAAACGTAATACCGTTGCTCATGGTTTCACCCGATTCGTGAATGATAAGCGTTTCTACACCAACTCCACCATCCAAGCGGTGAATGATTTGTGAGTACGTCAAACCGTTCTCGTTAAGCGGTTTCTTGATTGCATCCGTAACACTCGCAAGGTCTGCGTACTTGTTTCGGAAGTGCGGGTTGGTACTGTCTTTTGAAGCACCTTCGATTTGGGCGGTTGCTTTAACCAAAGCTTTCGCCAAGTTTTTGATTGTTTCCATAATTTTGTTTTGGTTCACAAATATACAAATGAAAATTAATTGTGCAAACTTTTTAAGATTTAATTTCAAAGTGCATAGCGTCGTAGTTCTTTTCCTTGCCAAGGTTGATAAACCCATGCTTGTAAAAAATATCAATCATTGGTTTGTACTCATCCTTTGAAAATTGCGCCCGTGCCCATGAAGTTTTTAATCCATTGCGAACAGGGTCAAGGTCAATAGCAATACCCCATGAGTGACGGGAGTAATCATTACCGCCTCGCATTTTTCTGAAAGCAAAGCAACCACCGAATAAATCAATACCAAGACGTTGAAGTTCTGCAAGCCCGTAATGGGTGAGCAAATCTTTGAAAACGTTTTGAAAATTTGTAGCAATTAACCGGTGGCAACGCATCTTATTGATTGATGTTTTGTTATCCCAAGCCAACCGCATAGGGTAGGGTAGATTGATTGTTACCAAGTAATCGGAACCATCGTCATCGGGTTTCCCGTATTTCTGAATTATTTGTTTTGTGGTAAGCATATTACAAGAAAAATTTAGTTAGTTTAATCAAGGTTTGTTGATCGCAGTACCCCGTGTTAATTACCTTTCGATACGTCGGTGGTGATACTGGTAATTGGTGTACGGATATTTTCCGTACGTTTCTGATTGTTTCCCATCGTTGCGCTAAGGCCGTGGAAACCAAGGGGCGAGCAGGTTTTCGCCCCCGTTTAAGTTGTTTGATTGTTCTCATAGATAGTGAAAAATAATAGAGTAGTTTTCAAAATTATTTACGGTTAGCTTGAATGAAATAGCGCAACCAATACCGATTTGCTCGGTGTAACTGCCATCGGTAGCAATAACGTTGCAGTTGAAAAGCTCGGTCGAAATGATCATGTTGATTAATTCAGTTACCGAAAAATTAGTAGGCGTTCCTTTGCTATCTGCAACGTGCCATTTCAACCCCTTCCAAATCGCCTTTGCGTATTTGAAAGCGTGGTGGTTGATTGGTTCGCACGGGATGTCCGTGTTGTTATGACTGATCAGGATATTCCATGCACCTGATTCGTGGCTTTCGCTCAACCTCATTTCGGGGAGCGTGTTTAAATTGATTGTTTTCATAATGCTTTTTGGTTTACTTTTTTAGATAAATTTTTAATAATAAATCGCAGTAGTTTTTATCTGCACATATTTTGGTTTGGTTTCAAAATTCATAAACAATACTTGCTTCATAAATAGTGTTTTCTTGTTTTGTTTGGTTAATACCACCACCTGTTACAGGTTGTTCTTGAATAATTAATACTGTACCTTTTACTAATTCGGTAGCTTGAACTTCTGTAATTTGAATTTTTGCTGTTGTATTTGTCATAATGTTTCTCTTTGGTTCTACAAAGTAAAGCAATAAAATTTAATTGTGCAAACTTTTTCAGAAAAAAAATGAAATTATTTTTTGAAGGCATAAAAAAACCCCCGATTTCTCAGGGGTTTAACCAAAAAATTAAACTACGAAAACAACGAAAACCGTGCTATCTTCTACAAATATACGACTTTATTTTCCTTCGTCAACAGTAATTTGCGAAACCGTGGTAATAATTGTTCCGGCTGTGATCAAATAACCGCTCAAAGCTACAATAGACGCTGGGAGCGAAACTGGTGCAGTAGCCAAAGCACCCCCGACCACACCAACCACAATGCCAATAGTGCGCAGTTTCTTAAAAAATGGAGGGGTTTCAGCCGTCGCTCTTTCATAAACGCTCATTTCGTTAGCCTTCTTAGGCAATAGGTTTTTTAGATTTTTCATTATTGATAAATTTAGTTGCAAAAATTTCTGTTCCTTTTAAGCCTAGGTAACCCATGATAAACGCAATGCCGTACTCCGCAGAACCGCCATTCATTCCCAATCCTTCAACCACGATTGGAGTAAGGTAGTTTGCAGAAAATACACCGCTTGGAATACTCACCAACGCTTTTTTCCACGAAAATTCTTTCTTTCCAATCATAACAAGCGAACCTGCAAACCCCGCAAAGGATAAGCCCAGGTTAATGCCGAGGTCATGTAGTAACTGCTTCATATACGTTTGGTGCTTTTTCTTCTAAAAACAAACCTCCATGCACTTCGAACTCCGCTTTTGCGGTTTCAAATTCATCAAAGAAATGATTGGTGTTATCATAAATAACTAAATACTTCATAACAGATTCCCTTTAACAAATTGAACAGTTAACGTAGCCCCTGCCGTTCCAACTAACCCAAGAAATGCAATAGCAAAATTACCGCTTCCATCTTGTGCAACTGAAATGGTTGTTGAATTGTGCCCTGAAAATGAGTTTCCCGTTGTATTCGATGCGCCCAATCCATAGCGAACGTTTGTAGATGTTGTTTTGCAAACAAGAATTTCAAATTGTGAGTTAGTTCCTGAGGATTGCAAATATCTCGCACCGCCTGAATTAACGTTAATTCCAACTGTTGTATTTCCCGTTCCTGCGGTTCGCTCAATTACTCCCGAAATACGAATTACACCACCGACTGGAATGTTTGTAGAAGCAACCGTAAACGTCGTTAAAGTTACCGCAGTAGTTGATGTAGTGCTTAATTGACTAACGTCTTGGAAAAGGCTTGTAATTCGGTTTAAAGCCGTTTGTGTAGCCGTGCTTATTGGCTTATTTGCATCGCTTGTATTATCTACGTTACCAAGTCCTACGGCCGTTTTATCAAGCGTTTGGAAGGTCTTATCGCCTCGATAGTATTGTGAGGTTGTTCCTGCTGTTATCGTGTCTTCCTTAGCATTTAAAGCAGTTTGTGTGGCAGTTGATACTGGCTTGTTTGCATCGCTCGTATTATCTACGTTACCCAAACCAACCATTGATTTGGTCACTTGTTTGTTCTTCCATAAATCGGTAGAACTTTCGTAAACCAAAGCATCGTTATTCGCTAACGTTGAAGGGTTAATGTAAACGTTGTGAAGTTCGTCGAGCTCCCAACCGTTCATGATCTTAACGTAGATTTTCCCGTTAATAGCGTGCGAATATTCCACATAACCAAGTACAACGATGTGACCCGTAGAACCATTTGGTTTTACGTTAGTCATGCGCCCAGCAGTGGTCGGACTTAGATACAACACGTCACCATCCGCCCACGTTTCACCTTGCAAACTTCCCGTAGTATTTACTCCTTGAAGTTGGCCTACCGTTAAAATAAACCCTTCTTGATTTGGTGCAATCGTTTCAGTTACTACTCCTAGCGTATCGGCTGAATTAAGGTCGGTATTTGCTTGCGCTAAATTAACAGCGAGCCTTTGGCCTTGCGCTCCTGATACCTTTACAACTTGGTAACTCGCTTTCGTTAGCGTAGTGTTTGGGCTTACCTTATTCACCACACGTGCAACCAAATCAACGCCGTTCTTCAATGTAACCGAACCACCTTTTAAAAGTGTTTGCGAACTTCCAATGCTATCGTTCCATTCAGTCATTCCAACTGCGAGCGTACCCGTTGGGCTTACGTTTAATGCTAATTTATCAGCGGTTAAATTGTACGTGCCGAGGTCAACGTTTCCACTTGCACCCGTGTAAGGAACTAATCCATCAATAGAAGGAATGGTTGGCTTATTTAAAATCTGAGATACTCCACTTGTCGAATTCCAATCTGAATTAACTTGTGCTGAAGGAATGGTTGGTTTGTTTGTTAGGTCATTATAACTTCCAGAGGTTGCAACGGTTGCAAGGGAAGACGTGTTTGCCTTTGCATTTAATGCAGTTTGTAAGTCCGTCTGATTGCTAAGTGTTCCCGTAATCGTTCCCCATGCAGTACCACCACCTTCAGACTTAACGATTAAATCACTATCGGTAACACCGTCTTTGAACCAATACTCATGCGCTCCCGTTCCATTGTCTACAATAATAGTTAATCCAATGTAACGTCGGTCTTCATTGATGTAAGCAAGTGCCTCGGCAGTTGATTCAAATACACCCAATCGATCGTCGACGGGTGCAGGTTTGTTTATTTCTAAATTATCGGTTAATTGTATCATTGAATTACCATGTTAATTGTTGCTATTGTTTGCCATTTGGAAGCGTAAAAATTGTATCCATCCTGCGTATAAATCAATTCGAAAAGGTCATCGAAAACACCTTGGTCGAATGAACTTCTAAACCACGTTGTAAAGTTGTACGATTCAGGCGCACCAAACCAAAGATATTTATTACTTGTTGCGCTTCCATCAAATACTACGTTAATTGCTGAATTTGGTATAATGCTAAGCGTGTTTCCGTCAAAGTAATCAATATCAATCAACTCTTCAACCGCTCCGTAGTAAATGGTGTCGGTTTGAACGTCGGAAGGAATTTCGCAAATAGACAAAGCAAGTGGAACGTTAAAAGATACCACTGCACGGCATCCTGCTACTCGATCGCCAAACCTATCAACAAAGTAATCAACGTTAGCATCCACTGAAATATCGAAGTCATTGCCAAACGTACGTTGGTACTTAATCATGAAATCCCCTGCTAGTTGAGTCATGTCGCTCATGACTTCATCAGGTTGAAGTGTTTGAAAGTTCAAAGCATTTGAACCCGTCGGACGATCTGCAACCTTTTGGCTTTCCTCAATTTTATCCATGAACACCAATCCAACCGTGAACGTGGCCGAATTAGAACCGAACCTTGCACCATCCAACGTAGCGAAAACCAAAGGGTAATACACCCGATCGATTTCGGGAGTAACAAAGTTGGTTATTTGTGCGCTGTCAGGGTCAAGTATGTTACCCGTACCAAACGAATTAACGAGTGGATGGCTCTCGCTGAACTCCTTTAAGCTTCTTTTTATCGTGTTCCAACTTTGCATTTTGTTCTTTTGATAGGTAAACCCGTAACTTTTCTACGTTCTTTTTGTGGTAACTCATAAGTTTCAATAACAGTCACAATCTCGGTTGTAATTGGCTTGGTAACGCTTAGCGTAATCGCCACAACAACCGTAATTATCTAATACCAAACCAGCCGTATAATTGCGTCGGTTCGGCAATATAGTATCGATTTGTCCACTTGGTGATTGATACGCAGGGAAGTCGGTAATATTTGTTAAGATATAACGTGTAATCCTTTCAGCGTACCACTCCGCTTTTGATTTGTAGTAATCAATTAACCTTTGCAATTCACTCATGGAGGCCTGTGTACTGTTTTGATCCGTACCACGTTCCACGTTCTTATTTCGTAACTGAAAACCGAAGGCCATTGGAAATTCCATTTGCACAAACATTTGAAGGCATGGCTGAATGTAGTCAATAAGCAAGTCCTCATTCTCTTGACTTAAATCGTTGGCAATAATTTGATTTGCAATTTCTTTGTAAAGGTCGCTACCTAATATCGGTTGAATGTGCATCTCTTGACACATTATAACCGTAGGGCGCAACTTTACCATAGAAACATTCTCGTTAATTAATGAAGCATCCTTCAACTGCTTCTCGGTTATGAATAAAGCTTTTTGGCTCATGCTTTCGGTTTTACTAATGTTTGCATCCAAGTGTGACGGCACGATGGTCTTGAACGCCCATCAATAGGACTGGTGTACCAACCACCTCGACGCTCCCAAACACTATATCCCATTATATCGGAAATTTGGTTAATGTCTTGACGGGTATAATACCTTCCTAAGTCAATCATTTTTACACAAAATTCACGGCTTCCAGCAATCAACTTTTGTGGACCAAACTCGGGGAGTACGTCGTATTTGTACATCACTTGCACCAATGGTTCACCTTCGGGGTTGCGTGGCTTAATAAAGTCCTTTGCAGACTCACCAAGCTCTTTTAATGCTCCACGTATATTGATAGCCTTCGCTTCAATAAGTGCGCTTATACGGTCTGAAATTAGCTGTATGTCCTTGCCTAACTTTTCGGCTAATTTATCCGAAGTAATTGCTGGGTCTTTCTCGATCAACTTCAAAATATCTCCGTCAAGTTCTGCGTACTCGGAAGCAAATTCTTGCTCTAATAACTCGAACCCGTAGCGCATGGGCCTACGTGTTACTTCAATAAACTCGGAAGCGTCACGGCCAAACTTTTGAAACAACGCTAACTCTTCTTTTTCCTTACGGAAATCGTGGTGCGTAAATGATTGCGGTTGCTCGGTAACGGTTACTTCGGCCAAAGGTGGCAAACCCGCCTTTTCACGCAGTTCATCTTTGGTCATGATTTGAAGCAAAGATTGCTCACTTAATCTTTCGGTGATCGGTTCAGTTGGTTCGATTTCCAACACACCCAAACCATTGAAAGAAAAAATGTAGTTGAACACCTTTTCCAACTTTTGAACTCGGTCGTTAATATACACCGCCTTGAACAGTTCGTAAGCTTCAACTAACTCAGAACGTCCACCAAGTTGGCCTGAAACACGTACACCAAACAACATCGGGGAGGTTACGCGGTGAGCAACAAAGATTTCTTGCTGGATGGTTTCATTCAGAATATTAAACTGCTTATCTAAGTCGTTAGCGTTTAATGGTTCAATCTTTAACCCGGTATCAGCACTATCGTTGAAGTTCACCACGATACGCTCCCCGTCGTCGCCTTTTAATTGCTTTTGTAATTGACGTTTGATTTCCCTTTGCTCTTCATCGCTCGGAACTCCGTTGTTGAAGTTAAAAAGGAAACCACCAAGGAAACCATTACGTAAGTTATTTACGTGGTAATTGGCTATCCTTGCATCGGTTTCAATGTAAGCAAGCGCACCAAGGTATTCCGGAATGGGGTAGTATCTAACGCTCGGAGCGTAAGAACAGTAATAGAATAGTTGCTTACCTAACCGCTTTTCGGGATCAAACGGCATATATTCCGTAAGTCCTTCTGGTTCGCCAAACTCCTTCCACTCATCAGCATAATAGAACTTGCTTCCATCCACGTTGCGACGTAGGTTACCAAAGTTTTTATGTGCGATTTGGCTAACTTTACCGTGCATATTCCACACAATTTCCAAGGCAAAGCCGTTGAAAATTTCGAAGTCAAGTGCGGTCTTGTATAGAATATCGTTTAAGTCATCGTAAGGGTTCGGGTTATCCATCAATCGGTTCAACTCACCAAGCATTTCACTCGGTACTTTATCCGCTTCATACGTCCATCCCTTGCCCGTTATGTAATTGACTTTACCGTTCACAATAGCGTTATGCTTTGCTGAACGTTGGTACATTTCCAACAAATAATCTGGGTAACGATTGCTCTCCCCATACATTACGTAATCCTTTCCGTTCACTACCTTAAATTCAGGTAGCTTGGTTTCAAAGTCCTGCCGTACAATAGGCGAACTTTTAGGGATTCCGTACACATTTTTTACTCTTCTTGAACTCATAAGTTAGGCTCGATATATGTGGTATCGTTTTCAAATACGAAGTCGGTCGTTTCATTCGCCAAAACTTCGTACAATCCAACTTCCAACACGTTTAAAATTTCTTCGCTTTCAGGGTCAACCGCTCCTTCATTACCCTCGTAAAGTGTATATAAACAC